ATCTTTTTTTACTTCATATGTAACAGTGTTTTTATCGATTGTTTCGGTTATGTCTTTTTCGTGATTGAACGGGGTGTCTAATTCTGTACCTCCGGTACCTACTACATGTTGTTCTATTTTCATTTGCGATTGTGTTTTATCTGCAAACTCGATTGTAATGGCTCCTTTTTGATAAAGATGTATGTCTGCACATAAGTAGTAGTAGTTTTTCGTTTCGTTATATGTTTCGTGTAATCCTTGGAAAAAACTCAAGAATGATTTGCTTACCTCGGTTTTATCGAGCCCTTTCTTCTTTTCTTTAAAAGAAATAATTGGATGGTGCCCGATAATCACGACATTTGTACATGGTGCTTTATTAATTTCTTGGATAGTTTTTTCTATTTGTGTTTTTCTTAATGTTTCTTTGTCGAAAGGATAACAATCTTTATTAAAGTCCTCATCAACGTACATTGTAGTATCAATCATACAAATACATGTATTCTTTATTTTATCCGTAATAAAATGTTGAAATCCAATTTGAATATTATTCTTTTTTATTTGGGTTACTTGATTATCTTCCAATGCTTTTAAATAGCATTTATCTGTAGGGGGTTTCAAGTTTTCTTTTTCTGTTTCTTGTATTGGCTCATTATATTCACACTCTATACCATTGTAAAATTCATGAGGATCTTTTGGTATATCGTGATTTCCATAAATAATATGTACTGGTATATTTTCATATTTTTTTAGGGTATTAAAAGCTTTACGCAATTGCGTTATTAACACACGTTTCGATTTACCTTTTATTTTTTCAGGGTAATAATTATCACCCGCAATAGAAATAAAGGATGGTTTATGATCATTTTTCATGACGCTTTGAATGACCTTTTCATACTGGTCTTTTTCATGAACCTTCAGTTTCTCGTTTTCTGTTTTTCGATAGCAAGGTTGTCCCCAACAACCATAATGCACAAAATATTTATTTCTAAAGGCAGTATTATCGGATAAATTCATTATATATCATATAATATAATATATATTACATAATCAAGATGCATACATGATGATCGATTTCGATATTGATGGCAATCAAATGACATATGTCTTTAAATTCGAGGTAAATACCGTACCTTCTGTCTCAGATTTAGTAATATTTTTAATTTCAGTGTAATTAATTTCTAGTTGTTTTTCGTTTTTCAATTTGTTTGTATGGCGTTTACATAACATACACCCCATTTTGATAATGGTCATGGTTTGTTTTTTGGTGAGCTTCATACGTGGGACGTAGGCGATTACATGACATGATGGAAAATCTTGAGCATGGAACCACAAATCTGTACGATTGGCTAAATCAATCAAATATGCGTTTTCTTGTGCATTACATCCAATAGAGTATTGAATATTTGTAGATATATTCGGAAATGTATGTATTACGTTCTTCATTGGTGTATATGTTACTTACAGAAGGTAGTTGTGATAAATCAATTCTATATATTAAAACATAAAAATTATTTATTATGTTTTATCAATGGAGTATATTAATCGAGACATACAAGAAAAACTAGACTGTTTCCATCGAACGAATCGCATTCCTCATATTATTTTCCATGGTGAATCTGGATCTGGAAAAAAAACAACTGTTTTCAACTTTATTAAGAAAATTTACAATCATAACGAGACAAATATCAAAAACAATGTGATGTTTGTTAATTGCGCACACGGCAAGGGGATCAAATTTATTCGAGAGGAATTAAAATTCTTTGCGAAAACCAATGTACATTTTAAAAGCGGAATCTGGTTCAAGATCATTGTGTTGATCAATGCCGATTATTTGACTGTAGATGCTCAATCCGCCTTACGTAGATGCATTGAACAATTCAGCAATAACACTCGTTTTTTTATTGTCATTGAAAACAAAAACAAATTATTAACCCCCATTGTGTCTCGGTTTTGCGAAATCTATATACCTTTGACCATTGAAAATGGACATCCTGTGAATTTACATACCAAAAAAATAGAACAAACATATGGGTTTTCTAAGTTGTTATCCGAACAAAGTACTCTTCAAATGAAGACGATTATGAATTCATATGAGACACCAACCTATACAGATTTATTCAATATAGTCGACCAAATATATAATGAAGGATTAAGTGCGTTTGATTTTATTCATTGGATTCAATACCATTCTACTTTGTCTCTATTACAAAAATCTACGATGCAAATGTACTTTTCCAAAGTACGACTAGAATATCGATGCGAAAAATTATTGCTTCTATGTTTGCTGTTTACCTATTTTTTCAATCCGAATATTGATCTTAAAACTTTATCTTTCATGTGAATAATTACTTAAAGAGTTTTCCGAATTTTTTAATTATTACAATGGACGATTTTGTTATATCGAATTTACATGAATCACGAAATGAATGGTGTGGTCGTTTAGTCACTCTGTTGTCTCCTTTGGTGATTGAAGGGATCAAATCGATTTTCAATGAGTCTTGGAAAATGTGCTCGGATAGCGGCGAAATGTCGAAATATTTGATGACATTCCAGAATTTATTGGCCCGTGTCCCAAAATGGAATTCGGTCATTTTAGAAGAAGAAAAAAACCGGATTATTGAACGGAGCGGGTGTAATTATCTAGAAGATCTGATTACTTGCGTACATATTATTCAATTGAAGGTTTTGACTTGTATTCGTGTAGGAAACAAACAAAAGAAAATCGATATTTCCATTCCCAAACTTGACCATTTCTTACATCGGGTGTATATTCATGTCGCACGAAAAGTATATTCAAATGTATATCTGTTTGAACGTAACATTTCGGATCTACAAGTACAAAAACATCACCGTGAACTCGAAATCATGGTACAAGAATGTATCTTGACCGCAATACGTGAATCCATTCCAACAGAATCGATCATTCGTGCGTATATGGATGAAAATCAAGAAGAAGAAGAAGAAGAAATTATCGAGGCTATTCCAGAAGAAGAAGATAAAAAGAATCAAGAAGAAGGAAAGACGGAAAATAAAGAAGGAGACCAAAATGGAGACAAATCGGAATCAACCGCCACTGAACAAGAAGAGGTACGAGTCGAAGAATTACCACCCGTTTTATCTGTGGAAAATCTGAATGACGACAAAGTAGTGACGAAACTCAGTTTCAATGATGTAGATGATGCCTCTGATGGAACATCCATCAATGCACCCAAAACCATTGAACGTTTAGAACAAATTAGCGAAGAACGGAATATACAACGTAAACTAGAGGAAGAAGAGGATGACGATCAAGAACGGGTCAATATTCATATGGATGATGATGTAGTTTTAGACGATGTATTTGATTTAGATAAAGTAGGTATGAATATGAAAGAAGATAATATTACGTTGGATGTAGAAGAACTCTAAATGTCTCACATGCGTTTAAAAATAAAAACCTAAATGCTTTTATTTTTTATAAGGATGGAAAAAGTTCTGTTATTTGCCATTGTGGTCACCATTTTATTTGGAGCCATGAAATTTGCGGAAATGAAGTTCATTGAACAAGAAATGAAACCGTTGAAAGACGTAGTACGAGATGTAGTCATGGTGTTTGGCTCTGCCATTTTGGGAGGGTATGTGTTTTTGATGAATGGAAACTATTTGGATGAAATGTTGTCTGTTGTTATGAACACAAAAACATTGAATGCAGAAACCACACAAATATTTACTGGGTCCCCGGACTTCTAGTGTTCTAGTTCAATATAAAGAATGTTTATGTAATGTATGATTGAGACATTTGATAAACGATCAGCATGTTGAATTTACTTACATGCATTTCCATTTCTACAATACCATTTATTTAGTCCACTTACCTCGAATGCAAGGTGAGTAACAACACCAGTGACAAAAAGCCACACTGCACATGGGTATGGATTGGATTCAAGTTTAGACTTGATGGAAGAATCGTTGGTAAACATGGCTAAAGCATGGGCAGAAACAAACCCAAATACAATGACCATAATACCAATGGCGATGAGTTCGGTGAAAAATCGTTGGTTCAAAAGTTTCAACATTATATTATGTACAAAGATTTTTTTATATATAAGGTATATAAGATGAGTGAAACACAACCACAAGTCGATCTTTCCGGCATAGACCTTTCTGGAGTTGCAGTAGATGTCTCAGGAGTTCCACAAGAATCTCCGAAAGTATCAAAGAAAGAAATGCTTTTAGCAGATATTGTCACAGAATATTTAGAACTCGAAAAGAAAGAAATTGAGCTAAGTGCTAAAGTCATTCTAATGATTCAACGACTTTTGAAACACGACAAAGAAAATCTCGGAAAAATTGAGTCATTGTTTAACAAGATTATGGAGGACAAGAAAGTGAACGCAAAAGATATTCCTGAATTGATCGAGATTATTAAGGAATTGTACGCATTTTTCAAAAAACTGTTTTTACGCAAAATCTCTGCGGAAGATTGCAGCACTATTTTAAAACTGGTGATTCATTTATTGGTTACATATAGATTAGATGAAGATGCTGAGACAAAAGAGCTTTTGTTGAAAGAAGTCCATGATATTTTGGACATTGTCATTGTCTCATGTACAGGATTGATTGATTTCAAAGAATCAGTTCCCAAAGGATTGTTGAAAACATTCTTGGTTTGTTTGTAAAATTAGAGATCGAGATTGATATTGAGACATAATCATGTATATTTGTGAATAGACATATACACATGATTTGAATTGTGTCTCAGTGTTAGTGTGAGCACAAAAATTACCATTTGGTTTTCTTGACATTGATCTGAGATCCTGGTTTCTTTTTACGTGCATTGTTTGGATCATATGCATCATCTTCGTCATCAGATCCCATGCCTTTCGATATTTCCCAAAACTCTTTGGACCCGAGCTTGAAATCAGGACGATTCTCTGCTTTATACCAGAAGATCTGGTCTTGTAGTTTGTTCGATTTCGCATTGTTGTTGATCACCAAACATTCATAATTTTCGGTTGTCTGATCCATCACAGAACAAAACGATTCTAGTGTGGGAAACATACTGGCATAGTTTTCCCAAATACGTTTACGGTTTGTAGCATATGGCTCTCTCAATAAAAATACGTAATCAATATTTGTACGTAGTGTAGGTGGTATGCCTAAAGGATATTGCATGGTAATAATTAACATAACTTTCCAGTGACGACCGTTCATGAATAACAATCGCATTAGTTTGTCTCGTGACCAAGTATTATCATACAAACAATCATCTAAAATCACAAATGTACGTGGATCGATGGTACATCGTTTGTAGGATTCCATTTCACGCTTAATCTGCTTAAGAACCGTTTTTTGTCGGCGTAAAATATTCTCGATCAAGGCAGAGCTGTATTCATCGTGTATAAATAGTTTTGGTACATGTGCAGCATAAAAACCATTCCCTGCTTCAGTACCGGAAATAACGGTACCGATAGGAATATCTTGATGGTGATATAATAAATCTCTTACTAAATATGTTTTACCCGTATCACGACGTCCGATCAATACAATCACCGGACCTTTGTTTTCATTTGGCTTGAATGTAATTGTACGCATATCAAATTTCTTCAGTTCCAGTGTCATATTGTTTTTGTCTCTATTGTAAACGTTTAGAAATAAATATATTGAATTAAACCGATAAAATCAATAATGAACCACATATAATTACAGTAGTGTTATTGAGACACTTTAGATGTTTTCTAATTGCGTTTGAATGATTAAAATCATATATTATTTGATTTCATAATGTTTCAAATCAGTTATCAAAAGTTGCGAAAAATTGAATGGAATCAATTGAAGTGTGAGGATGAATCTAAATACAATCCATATAACATAACTCAAGTCCAAGGATACAATCCAATATATGAAAAGTTTTTTACGATGACTGAGACAAACTACAATCAAATTTGTCTCAAAACCTATAAAGAATTTCTAGATCCTGAAACGTTGGTTTTTAACAACAAAAAAATTAAGGGACATACTCATATCAAATTTGCGCCATTATTGGACCCGATTCATTACTTGATTGGGAAATATGACCAAATGAAAGAAAATTTGACGCAATTACCAGATTTACAGGGGAATTGCTTCTCAAAAATTGCGAATCAAAACAATTCTTCGTATGTAGATTGCTTTTTTAATTTCATTTGTTCTAAAATGTTGAATTTTCATCATTTTCCCAATGCAATTGACTTTTATGGTTCGTATTTGGGAATCCAAGATGAATTTCGATTTGATGCAACCGATGATTTTACGTATTTACAAGAATCCGAATATTTTAAACACAAGAAAAATATGTTATATCGTATTGAAGATGAGTCAGAGTTAGATCTAGGAAAACACAATGTAAAAAATACCCATGGAAATAGACCCAAAGTTCTGATCGAAGATGAGGTAGATGTCAATATAGTAGACGAATGTTTTGTAGAAGAATCAGTCGAACAAAATGAGACAAATATGGAAGTCGTGTTTCAAATGAAAAAAGATTCAGATAATGAATCTGATTCTGATGATGATAGTTCCAATAATAGTCAAATTAGTGTGAGCGAAGATGAAAATGACGAAGAAGATGACGAAGAAGATGACGAAGAAGATGACGAAGAAGATGACGAAGAAGATGACGAAGAAGATGACAAAAAAGACGACAAAAAAGACGACAACGATAATATGTCTCGAACTGATAGCGAAAGTAGTGAGTCAGACGTTTTTATTTATATTCGAAAATTTCCCGTACAAATGATTTGTATGGAAAAATGTGATGGAACCTTGGATCAACTCTTAGAAACCGAACAAGTTAAAAATGATGAAATTGAAAGCGCACTTATACAAATTATATTTTCTTTGTTGGTGTATCAAAAATGCTTTTCTTTTACACATAACGATTTACATACAAATAATATTACGTATGTACAAACGAATATGAAATATATTGTATATACCTACGAAAACCAAAAATACTATGTACCTACACATGGTCGTATTTTCAAAATGATCGATTTTGGTCGTGCCATTTACAAATACCAAGACAAATTATTTTGTAGTGACAGTTTTGCTCCAGGAGGAGATGCTCACACACAATATAATTTCCCACCATATGTGAATGAAAAAAAGGAAATAATTATGCCGAATAACAGTTTTGATTTATGTAGGTTAGGGTGTTCTATGTTTGATTTTGTGTTTGATGAAGATGATGACGCAACAGACACCAAACGCATGAATCGATTGCAGAAAACGATTTTGAGATGGTGTACAGAAGATTCTGGGAAAAATATATTGTACAAGAAAAATGGGGACGAACGATACCCAAATTTCAAATTATATAAGATGATCTCGCGTTTGGTTCACAATGTGACCCCTCAAAATGAATTACAACAACCCATGATTCAAAATTGCAAAAAAATCCCAAAAGGGAAACCGAAACATTATGTGTTTAATATTG